CACGGTCAGGCCGTATTCGCCGGGCTGAACGAAATTCTTCATACGCACCTCCTCATCGGCCATAGGCCGCGGTCATGTTCGATGGTGATGACGCCCGCGGCTGGCGTCCCGGCCGCTTGCTGCGACGCGATGCTCAGATAATTCAGCGCCGCATAAAGCTCGCTCGGGCGCGGGAAAGCCACGCGGCCCAGTTGCGGGGTATCAACTTCAATCGGCCCGCCGATCAGAGCCAGCACGTTGTTATACAGCGCGTTGAAGTCCGGCGGCGATGCGGTTTTCGGTTTCATGGTTTATGCTCCCGGATTTTTGTACACGCCCTGCCAGGAAATCGCGCCACAGCCGAAATCGAGCTGGCACAGCACCTCGGTTCCGTCGATATCGCTCCCGCCGGCGAAGCCTACGCGGGTGAATACGCGCGGGCCTTCGTAGCCGCTCAAGTAGCTGTATTCGAGCACCGGCACGGTAGCCACGTCGGCGAATAGATACCAGGGCAGCGTCTGGCCCAGGTGATCGAGACGCGAGTCCACCACCAGCCGCACGAAATCTGTAAACACGTTGACGTAATTGGTCTGGGTCGGATAGATGGCAGCCAGGCCCTTTTGCGCGACCGTCTCCTGCGTGACTGGCGTCAGGAGATATTGCGGTTCGACCGAAATCGGCTGGCCGTTCTGATTCGTTTGCATCCGCAACGCCAGCCGCGCGGCCGTGAGTGTAGTGTCGGCGATCGCGCCGCCGGCTGCGGCCAGGTTGTTGTGCGCCGCAGAAAACAGCGCGTTGCCATCGGACATGATCGGATTGCTCACGAGCAGGCTCGCCAGTTGCTGATTCTCGAATTCGCCGGCCTGAATCGCAAGCTGCGCCGCGATGTCCGAGAACACGCCCATGTCGTCGTTCACGAGCGTCTGCCGCGAGATGCCGAAGACTGCGGCGAAGCTTTGAATGGAATAAGTCTCGGGCACCACGTCCGCCTTGGTCGTGCGTTTGAACTCCCCATTGGGGTTAATGGGCATCAACTGGCCCTGCGGGGAATTGCGGTAAACGTGCTTCAGGCGGAAATCGTTCACCGTGGCGCGCCGCGCGCAAAGCTTCAAACCGCTGGGTGCGATCTGATAGGCGATCAGGAGCTGCTTGTTGAAGAACTGCGCCAGGAAATTGCTGAAGTCGGTGGTCGAATGCAGCGCGCCCCAGCGGCTGAAAATCTCATTGTCCGAGCCCAGCGTGGATTCTCCGCTCATCCGCAGGAATTCGCGGCCGATGTCCGATAACCTTCGGCCGGCCCACGGCCGCGCATCCTCGCGCAATGGGATGCTCGGATTCGAGCGATGCGCCACGGCGTTGATCATTCTGTCCATGAACGTGTCGCGCTCGTCGCGCAGCACGCTGGCGCGGCCGTCAATGCGCGGTGCCGAGCGGCCGAGATGGGCGAGCAGCTCGCTGCGCGCGCTTTGGACGGTGACGCCCGAGCGCGTGGCTAATCGGTCCACGAAGTCGCCGCTGATGCCCAGCAGATGAGCCGCAGATCGGATCTGATCGGGAATAGCGGCTTTGGTCATGGTATCGTCCTCGCTTTCGTCATCACAGTGGCACTCCGGATCGTCGGGATCGCAGTCGCACTCGTCTTCGGTTTCGGCGCTATCTTCGATTTCGATGCTCACGGCGCGCGTGCGCGCGCCAGGATCGGCGCCGATGGCCGTGAATGAGATTTCTGCGGGCGTCCAGCGCGTGGCGGTCTTGGTGCGGTTGCCTTTGGCATCCTTCGAGGTTTGCCACTCCTGGACCGAATAGCCCACACTCACGCGGCTGATGATGCCGTCCGCCACGTCGCGCACGATGCTGGCCACGTCCGGCCGCTCACTGAACCGCACCGTGGCAACGCCCCGAGCGCCGTCCACACTCGGGTTTTCCACCACGCCCAGGATCTGATGCACGTCGAAGCGGTCATGGCTGTTCAACACCGGCGCGCCATTCAAATCCGCCAAATTGACCGATTCGGGAGACATGTCCAGCCGCTCGGTGAAGGGTCCCTCGAAGTCGTACCGCTGGACAGCCGCGCCGGTCGACCAGGTCACCTTCACGCTACGCTGATCGGCGTTGAACGTGGCCGGCTGAAGCGTCGCGGCGCGCTGGAGCAATCTACTGGACGGTTTGTGTTGGTGTGTTGCCATCGAAGCTCACTCCTGCTTGTTCTTGCCCCTGCAAGGTCACCTTGCGCGGATCGCTGTCGAAAATCAGACCCAGCGCATCGGCGCGCTGGTTATCGGCCGCGATCTGACGATCGAGCGATTCCACGTCGACGCCCGTTCCGCTAACGGCCTCGGATCGCGACAACAGGCCGGCGCGGATCTTCTGCACCGTGGAATTTGTTTCCATGCGGCTGTCTAACGTGCTGATCGGTGGTTGAACCCAGCGCACCGGCGCTCGCAGCACGCTCTCCGGCAGTTCGCCCGCGGCCACCATGATCCGCGACCACCAATTCCAGACCGGCCGGCAGAGCTGAAACGCCACCATCTCGACCAGCGGTTCGCAGGTGCGCTGGAATGCCAACAGGCCGCTTCTGCCCGATGCGAAGGTGATCTGCGACAGATCGCCCGACAAGTATTCATAGGGCACGCCGAGAGAGCTGGCGATACCGTGCAATTGCGTCTGCACAAACGTCTGATAGCCCTGCGTCGGGTCGGGCGGATTGCTAAATTGCATCTCATCGCCAGGGCGCAAGCGGACCATGCTGCCCGGCTCGAAAGACGTGTCGCCCTGGTCATTTACCAGAAATGGAGTGCCATCGGCCGAACGGATGAAGCCGGCGAATAAACTGCCTGTCCGCGCGCGCACGAGGCTGGTTTCCATGAAGGTTTGCAGTTCGTACAGCGGCACCAGCGCCGGCGCGAGCCACGTACTGCCGCGCTCGAAACCGGGTTGCAGCGGGCTGAACAGGTGGACCACGCGATCGGCGGGAATCAACTGCGATACCGGATTTAATGGCTCCGCAGGCAGTTTCTCGTAAAGCCAGTAGCCCTGGCGGCGGCCGTCCGCGTCGTACTGGATGCCGTTCAAAATATCCACGGCGTTATCGTGCGAATAATCCAGAAATTCGCCGGCCAGGATCTGAATCTGAAGCGTCGGCCCCGGCCGGATAAGCGCCAAGCATTCGCCATCGATCAGACAGGCGCGGAAAGCGTCGGCCTGCTGGCCATAGAAGCTTGACCGGCCGGTGAAGTCGGATTCGTCCGTCCAGCGCTGCCACAGCGCATTCGTACGCTCCCGCAGCGCGGGTTCGGCCACGTCGACCATGGGTTTCAGCCCGATCGAGACTACGTAATCGACCAGGAGATTGACTGCCCGGCGCGCCCACGCGTTATTTCTGTAGCTGTCGCGCGCCCGGTTTTTCAGCAGAATCGGGTTGAGCGACGTTACGAAATTGCTCGGCGGCGGCCACCACTTCGATAAGCGCGTGCCGGATTTAGCCGCGTCCCATGCCCATAGCGCGGTCGATGAGCCCTGCGGTCCACCACCCCACCACAGGTCACTCCAGAGCTGGCGCACGAGCGTAGGGACGCGATTTAGGGCGGGCAGTTTCATTGCACGAACCCCGGCGCCGCCGGCGGCCGCAGGATTTCGATAGCGGCCACGCTATGGTTCGCGAGAATCGCGGCGTCTTCGACGGATAGCCCAAAAGTCTGGTCGCCGAACTGGTACATCACGCGGTCGGCTTCGAGATCCGCGCGGACGCTGATCGCCACTCCCTCGACGGCGGGCGCGCTCATTGCAGCTCCTTCACGAGCTCGTGGCTGCGGTCGTAGGCGTCAGGGACCGCGGCATCCAGCGCGCCCTTAGATGGAAAGAGATCGCGCGCCACCATCAACACCGCGAAGGCATAGGCCAGCGCTTCGGCCGGCGGCAGGAAAAAGCGGGCGCCATTAGGCAATAGCGTCAGCACCTGACGGTCGCCGTCGGGGGAATGCGCGGCGCGCACGCCGAGCAGGCCGGTCATTCGTCGGGCGTCTTGCATTTCGCCTCCAGAATTCTGCGAATGAATTCGGCGATGATTGCGCACTCGCGCAACTCGAAAGGATATTTACCGATCAAGACGGACGAGCGGCCCTGGTGGAGCGTGATGCTGAGAATCGCAGTGTCATCGGTGCGGACTCTGGCGTCGGTCATAAACTGCGTCCTTATCGCCGGGGCCCATAGGTCCGAGAGATTGGAATCAAGTATAAATCCGGCATGCGCAAAAAGCCACGGTGACTGGCCGATTTATGACTTCCGGCGCACGCCGGAACGTGAACTAACGCCCCACGAGTATCTCAGAAATCCATATATTTGCTGCGGGTCACCGCCGGCGCGCCGTTGGGCTTGGGTATTTGTGCAGACTGCGCAGAAACCGGCGGCGGCGCGAGCAGCGCTTCGAATTGCTGGCACCATGCGTTCAAATCCAATCCCGCCAGCAATCTGCTGTGCAATGCGCAGACACTGAGCGCGCGACAATCGAAGGCCTCGTTTCGGGCGCGCAGTGCGTTCACCCATTTGCGCTGGCCCTTCACCAGCACCAGCTTCTCGACGGTGAGCTGCTCGTACCAGTCGCGCGGCCGTGAGAGCGGCGTGTGCATGTAGCCGGGAATTCCCAAATTTTGGGAATTTACAAAATTTGTAACTTCGACTGGCCGCTCGATCCGCATACGGTTCGCCACCCATAGCTTGGCTTCATCGCTCGATACCAGGTACAGCGGCATGCGGTTCTTGTCATAGCTGGCGCGCCGCGGCCAGATGGGTTTACCGAACGCGCTCGATAGTCCCTTGGTCGCATAGATCCGCCGGCCATGTTTCGAGCGCGTGAAGCCGGTTACTTCCGCGCCGGCGAAGCTCGCATCCACGCAGGCGGCCTGAATCTGCAGCGGCATGCCGCTCGAATGCGGCCAGGAACGCGCCAGCAGTTCGTCCAGCCGGTTCCACACGTCCGGCTGGCTAATATCACCGTGAATGGCGTGGTACGCCACGCTCCACGATTCGAAGTCGCGGCCCCACGCGACGATCTCGCATTCCAGGCGATCGCTCTGCACGTCCACGCCGGCGGTGAGAAAGCATCCGCCCTCGGGAACAATTCCTTCGAGGTACGGCTCCGCGCGCGCCATCAGCGTCTCGGCTTCCGGAACGGGTTGCACGGTTTCCTGCCAGGGCAGCGCCAGAACCAGATTGGTGAAGCTCTTCTTGGCCTCGGGCGTGATGGCGGCCTCATACTGGCGCGCCAACTCGCTCCAGCGCAGCCAGGGGCTGATCAGGGCGTTGAAGTGGTAGCCGCGCGAAATTACGCAATTTGCGAAATTTGGTTTCCAGGCGCCGGCCGCGACCATAGCCAGCTTGTCTCGCTCGGGAATCTCGGCATTGCAGCTCACGCAGCGATACCGCGCTGTTTCGGGCTCTCCCGGCTCCCACCGCAGGTGTTCCCACTCCAGCGTCTGAGGGAAACCGCAGAACGGGCACGGCACAAACCACTTCCGCTGATCGCTCTCGTGGTACAGCCGCTCGATGAGCGATTGGCCAGCGTAAGTGGGCGTGCTGATCGCCGCAATGCGCTTCTGCGATCCGAAGGTGGTGGCGCGCGCCGCGGCCAGGTCGAACGGGTTGCCTTCGCCTAAGTCGGCCAGATAGGAATCGACTTCGTCGCAGAGCACCACGCGCGCCGGCAGACTGCGCAGGCCCGCGGCCGATCGCGCGCTCGCAATCACCAGCGTGCCGCCGGCGCGGGTGGTCTTCAGCGCCATCTCGTTGCCGCCCGTCGAGCGCTGCGTGGCTATGATGCTCTTGAGCGGCGCGCACAGTTCGATCATCGGCTGAACGCGCTGCCGGCTCAACCGCTTGCTCATGTCCTGGTTCGGCTGGACAATCATGACCGTCGCCGGCGCATGCGCCAGATAGTACGCCGCGGTATTCAGCAAAACTTCAGTACAGCCCACCTGCACCGGCTTCATGACGATCACCAGCTCGACGCCGGAATCGGGCGAGAGCGAATCCATGATTTCCCTGAGAAACGGCGCGACATCCGTGCGCCAGAGTCCCGGCATGGGCGAACTCGGACCCAATACTCGATGTTGGTCCGCCCACTGGCTGATCGCGAGCGGCAGGGGCGGCCGTAGAATGCCCCGCACGCGCCGCAATGAGCTCTCAGACGCGCTGGAGGCCTGGAG